CACATCAATATCGGCATGGTACTCTCTACGCTACCACGTCGCTCTGCTAAACGATCGCATGCAGACCTTGAGCGAAAAGACCAGTGGCATAGCCTCGGAGCTTAAGCTTCAAACAGAAATTCTAGTGCGGCTAGAGCGACAAGAGCTTGAAATAGGCGTACTAAGAGAACAGTTAAAGCAATGCCAAGCGTTTCATAATTTACCTAGATACCCCGAGCAGCGGGCGTAAACCGCAGCATCCCCCTAACCGATCTATAGCCGTAAGCTATTAAGGAAGTAAGATGGCATTCCCAGGAGATGACGACGAACTTGAACTCGAAGATATCGAGCTAGAGGAAGAAGTAGATGAAGAAGTCGAAGTCGAAGACGAAACCCCCGAAAGGGACGAGGAAGCCCGAGAAGGCGACAAAGAAGCCGCTACCTCGAAAGGGAACCGTGAAAGCTCCGATGTAGCCCAAAAGCGGGAACCCGGCAGAGCTGAAGCGCGTATCCAGAGGCTAGCTAATAGCCGTAGGGAAGCTGAAGACCGCGCTACTAAGCTTGAGCTTGAACTAAAAGCTGTACGCGACGCACAAGAGAACGCGCAACGTACGCAGCAGCGGTTCGCACAAGAGCAGATGGAGCAGGAGAAGCTACGTCAACAGTGGGAACAAGCATCCCCCGAAGACCGTGTAGCTATGATGCTCCAGAAGCAGCAGCGCGATCTAGCCATGCAGAACCATCAGTACCAGCGTCAGATATCTGATACTGCGGACCGCATGAAGTTTGAGCAGTTAGCTACTAACGATAAGGTCGCGGCTAAGTTTAAGGGTGAAGTCGAAGCCCGATTAGCTAAGACACGCGCAGCAGGGTTCGAAGCTAGTAGGGAAGATATCTACAAGCATCTCCTGGGAGAAAAAGTTATGGCGGCCAGAGCTAAAGCTGTACAAGAACAGTCTAAGGCCGGCGCTAAGAATATTAAACGGCAGACTACTAAAGCGCGAAGCGCTACGAGTGACCGCGCAGGCGGTAGGTCTACCGAAAGTGAACGTGAGGCAAGGCGTAAACGTCTTGAAGATATGGCCATATGAGGCGTGCGCATGTACGCCTTCTAATGAGGTGTAGAGATGGCAACTAATGTTGCAGGTCAATTTAATGCCGACATTGAGGCGTTTATTGCGGACGAACTGTTACCGCTGGCGCGTAGGCACCTTGTCGCCTACCGCTTTGGCGATCCACTGACGTTGCCTAAGGGGCGTGGGACGACCTACACCGCGACCCGGTACAACAGGCTCCCTCTCCCTTTCGCGCCTCTCTCCGAGGGCGTCCCGCCCGTTGGCGAGACTATGACCCTTGGGCAGGTCACCGCCACGGCGCTCCAGTGGGGCGACAAGGTCACGATCACGGACGTTGCGGAACTCACCATTAAGCATCCGCTGTTCAACACCGCCATGAACCTCATGGGGCTTCAGATCGGTGAGACACTGGACCGGAACACCTTCAACAGTCTCATGGCCTTCACTCAGGTCAACTTCGTCAACACGCGCGGCGCCAGGGCGTCCCTTGTCGCTGGCGACGTCCTGAACCCGCATGAGGTCAACCGCGTTGCTGGTGCGCTCTTCTCCATCGGCGCGCCGCGCTTCATGGGCGATGAGCAGACCAATATCAAGGTGGACGCGCGCGGCGGTGAGCCGAAGGCAGGCAAGGACCCACGGACCAACCCGCACTATGTCGCCATCGTGCACCCGCTTGTTGAGCAGGACATGCGGGAGAATGCTAGCGTCGTTACGGCATGGTCCTACAGCGATCTTAACAAGCTGTACAACGACGAGCTAGGCGAGTGGGGCGGGGTTCGCTTCTGCCGCTCCAATATGGTGCCAACCTTTACGGGTGTAACAGCTCTCGCAGGCGGTAGCGCAGTAGTCGCGGGAACTAGCGGTAACCTTCCATCTGGCACGTATGCTGTGCAGCTCACTATGAGCGATACGCAGAACCAGTACGAAAGCCGTGTCTATGGCATAACTACAGGCATCGTAGTTACCGGCCCTAACGGTAGCATCGCGGTCACTATTCCGTCCGTGTCAAACTTCACGGCTAACGTGTATGTCAGCGTCGCAGGCAGCGTTACGCCCGTTAACATGGGGCTTAGCGTTTCCGGCCCGACCACTGGCCCCGCTATCGGACAGGCGGTACAGATACCTGCTAGCGGGCAGACGATTGTCATTACTGGCGTAGGCACGGCGAACGTGCCGCCCGCAGCACCTGCTAATGGCATTACCGCCTATCCGTCCTTTTTCTTCGGGCGCGGAGCGTATGGGCAGGTTATGCTTGACGACGTGCGGACAACGTATCTGACTAATGCAGATAAGTTCGATCCGCTCAATCAGTTGAGGGTGATGGGGTGGAAGTGCTACTACGGCACGATCATTCTTAATCAACAGTTCGCGGCTAGGATTGAAAGCACAAGTGCCTTCTCTGCCACCTTCGGGTAATCGAGACGTCGGGCGGAGACAGTAGTCTCCGCCGCATTCTTTTAATCGGAGCTAGACATGGCGCTGAAAACTATGGGGTCACAAGCCCAAACCACTTTTTCTGCCATTCAGATGACAGGGGCTATGACCGTAGCGGATGTTGCTACGCTAACGTTGTCTATCCTGAATGACCAGATTAACGGCCACCCCATCTATCCTGGAGCGTTTAGCTCAACAGGACTCTTGTATGTTCCCAATAGGGGCGTGCTTAAGGTTCTTCCAGGAGACTACGTCGCAGTAGACACAGTGGGATGGCCGGTACTAATATCAGCATTGTCGGCAGGCACAGGCGCCAGTTGGGTACACTCATGATCTCTACTAAAGACTCCATTCTCGGTAAGGCTGAGGGCAATCTTGAAGTTCCTTCGCCCGAACTTACTGAAGCTGAAAAGCGCGCTCTTTACCAGGAAGCGCTTAAGGCAGTCGCTGAAGAAGCTAAGGCTAAGAAGTCTGAAGAGCTTCTAGAAGAATACAAGAAGATTGCTAGACGCGAGCTTATTCCCGAAGAAGCACTCGAACCCATCTTGATGGACTTAGCAGGGCATTCTACTAAGATCATGGTAGATGGTACGCAATACTTTCACGGGGTTACGTACTATTTTTCTAGGGCGCAGGCTGCCACTATCCGCGAGATAATGCATAGAGGGTGGAAGCATGAGGCTGAGATTAAAGGCGCTAACTCTAACGCCTACCGTAAGCCTAATAGCATTAATCTAACCCCGTCGGATGCACACACTAATCCGACGCATCTCATGAGAGTATAATGACTAAGATTACTCCCCCCGACGCTCAGTCAGAACCTGTTATCCGCATCTCGTATCAGTCATCATTGGGTGAAGGTAGCGGCGCAGTGTTCGAAACCTATATGCCTCAGAGTGCGTCCGTCGATGATATATCAGTCATCATGGATAAGCTGCGTGAGGTGTGCGATAGGCAGATTGCCGTTACTAAGATAGCAGAGCTTAAGCGCGCTATCGCTTCAGACAAGGCGCACCTTGAAGCCGGTAAAGCTGACATGCAGCGTATTGAAGAACATCAGATGAACACCTGGATTGGTAGCGGTAGGAAGGGTGAGTTCAAACTTACGCAGGCTGAGGCACAGGCTAGGCAGAACGTTGAAGGTTCGCTTATTAGCAGGCAGAAGTCTATTGAGCATCTGGAAGCGCAGCTTAAAGAATACCAGTCCAAGATAGGATAAGCCATGGCCCTGACCACAGCGCAGATTGTTAACCTAGCATGTCAGATAGCTAAGTGCCCTGGGTTTACAGCGCAGGCAGGGCAATTCCTTAACGCTATACTATCTGACTTAGCGCAGACGTATGACTTTGAGATAGCGCGAGGGGTCTATAACTTTACTTTCAATTCATCTGTCGGTAACGGCAGCGGGCCTTACACGCTGCCAACTAATTGGCTTAGAGGCAAGGACAAGTCAATCTTCTACACGATTGACGGCGTCCCGTACCCTATGATCAATATCGAGTTAGATCAGTACGACGATTTAACCAACACACCAGGACTTAATTCATATCCGAATTACTACGCCACGGATATGTCACAGACGCCGCCAGTTATGTACGTATGGCCCCCGGCTTCAGGATCATACCCGGTTACAGCCAGATACTACAGGCAAATGGCGGATATATTTTCGCCCGAGACTTCCAGCACTATCCCATGGTTTCAGAATACCCAGTACTTAGTAACCGAACTATCAGCCCGCCTAATGGATATTACGGATGATGAGCGTAAGGAAATGAAGCGCGCCGAAGCTAAAGACCTCCTAACACACTTCCTTAAGATGAAGGACGACAGAGGTGGTAAGGTTAATCAAGTACAGCTAGACCGCAGGACGTTCCGTAATAACTTCAATAGACTTCCTGATACTAAGAACATGGGTTGGTGATGGCGCTTAGAAAGGGTACACCCACACGTTTCGTTGCCGCAGGGCTATCCGATGCTCTGGACGGCACAGATGTGTTTCCGGGGGCGTGCTCTATCTTACAGAACCTTATACCTGACGCGTCAACCCAGGGGATATGGCAACCGCGCCCTGCGGCGATTAAGCTAACTAGCTTCCCAGGCTTCATAACTCCAGGGTACATTTCCGCCGGGTATATTATAGGTTCCAGGTTCTACGGGCTTATATCTTCGGGGTTAAATCAAGGTTTTGATCAGCCGTTCTACTACGACTTAGTGGCGGGCACTTTCGGGGTAGTGTCGGGCATAACAGGGGCCAACGTTCCTGCAAGTCCGCCGACTTCAGGTGACTGGGAACCGCCTACGATGGCTCTGGTGGGCACCAAGCTAGTGGTGACACACCCAGGCTTCGGGTTTGCTAGCGGCAATGCATTCGGGTGGTTCGAAACTTCCAACCCCGCAGCGGTATCGTGGAACGCAGGCAATACTACTGGAGCGCTAGTATTGCCTGCTAGACCAAGTAGCGTGTCGCAGTTTGGCGGTAGAGCGTGGTTTTTAGTTAACCCGACTTCGGGACAGCCTACGGCGTACTTTACGGATATACTGTCTTTAAATATCACTAACGCAGGACAAGCATTAACTTTCGACGATAATAAGCCGCTGACAGCAGCAGCAGGATTACCGCTTGAAAACCAGCTAGGCGGCATCATCCAGTCTTTAATTGTGTTTAAAGACTCGTCTAATATGTATCAGATTACAGGGGACTTCTCGCTAAACACTCTGACCAAAAATGCTATGAACGTGGCCACAGGTACTAGGTCACCTCGGTCTATCTGCGTTACACCGAAGGGGGTAGGATTTATAGCTCCTGATGGGGCGCGCGTTATAGACTTTAACGCACGTATATCAGACCCTATAGGCGTCCAAGGCGGGGGTGTCAATGTACCCTTCACCAACGCGCTATATCCCACTAGGGTA